TAAAAGTGCTTGCAGAAATGGAAAAGGGGTAGTATTTTCGTGCCATACTTAACAACATGAAAAACACAGAATACAGCGTTATTGAGAACGCAATCCAAACACAACTGCCTGACGGATACAAAGAGTTAGCATTGCAGAACCTAAGACCTAATCACAGCGAATACAAACCACTTACTTCTAATATTGAAGATTGTTTGCCTATTGCTTTTCTATGGTCTAAATCGCCACAAGGTTACAAATTTTGGCGAGGTGTTCAAAGGCACTTTATATGGCAAGTTGAAAAGACAATAAAAGACAAAGACGGCAAAGTGATTGAGGTTATACCCGCACATTATCCAGATTTGCCTTCGTTACCATAAAATTTTGTTTTGCATGACAATCCGCCCGCCCGATAAGCCCCTCCGCTATCGGGTTAAGGCGGTGAAAACCTATGACAGATTACATTAAATTCCTAGAATCAAAACGACATACAATAGGAGAGTTTGGTTTTGAACCTAACTATTACCCTAGTATGGCTTTTGATTTCCAATGCGCAATAATAGAAAAGGCAGTAAAAAAAGGTAGAATGGCAGTGTTTGCTGATACTGGATTGGGTAAAACATTAATTCAGTTGTCAATTGCTCAGAATGTTGTCAATCACACAAATAAGCCAGTGCTAATATTAACCCCTTTGGCGGTTGCATTTCAGTTCATTTTAGAAGCTGAGAAAATGGGTATTGATGATATAGAGTATTCAAAGGACGGCAAGCACACAAAGAAAATAGTTATCTGCAATTATGAACGCCTGCATTATTTTGATAGTTCTGATTTTGTAGGTGTTATCCTAGATGAAAGTAGCATTTTAAAGAACTTTGACGGCAAAATAAAGAACCAAGTAAACACATTCATAAAGAAGATACCTTATAGATTTTTAAGCACTGCTACCCCTTCGCCAAATGATTTTATAGAATTGGGTACTAGCAGTGAAGCGTTGGGATATATGGGGTACATGGATATGCTTACAAAGTTCTTTAAGAACAACCAAAACAGCGTAGACAGCAACAATAGAAACATAGGCGAAAAGTTCTATTTAAAGCCACACGCGGAAAAAGATTTCTTTGCATGGGTTAACCAATGGTCTATAATGGTAAAGATGCCTAGCGATATTGGATTTTCAAACGATAGGTACAATTTGCCACAGCTGATAGTGAATAAACACATTGTCAAGAATCAAAGCTTAATAGATGTTAATGGTCAAGTTCAACTATTCACACCAATAGCAAAGTCAATGACAGAGGTAAGGCATGAGCAAAAGCAAACAGAGGAAAAGCGATGCGAAAGGGCTATCGAATTAGCCAACGGCAAAACGTCTGTTTATTGGTGTAATACTAACAATGAAAGCGCAATATTAAAGAACGCGGATTCTGAATCGGTAGAAATTATAGGCAGCCAATCAATAGAGAAAAAAGAAGAAATACTTTTGGCGTTTGCAAATGGCGAAATCAAAAGGCTAATAACTAAGGCCAAAATGACTGGCATGGGTTTGAATTGGCAGCACTGCAATCATTCTGTATTTTTCCCAACATGGAGTTATGAGCAATATTACCAAGCTATAAGAAGGTTTTGGAGATTTGGGCAAAAGAATGACGTTACTATTGATATGGTAATCTCAGACGGTCAAACCCGTGTAATAGAAGCACTACAGCAAAAGACAGAGAAAGCTATTGAGTTATACGAAAACCTAACTAGGAACGTAAACCAAACATTTGAGCACAAAGTAAAAGAATTCAATAAAGACATAGTAAAACCTAAATTCATATGAAAGTAAAAGACCAACTTCACACCGACCGCTATTCAATCTATAACTCAGATTGTATGTTAGTAATGCCTACAATACCAAACGACAGTATTGATTTATCGATATATTCTCCCCCGTTTGCAGGGCTTTACAACTACAGCAGCAGTGAACACGATTTCAGCAACTGCGAAAGCAAAGAGCAATTCTTAGAGCAGTACGAATATCTTATTGCAGAGGTGGCGCGTGTCACTAAAGCGGGCAGAATTACCGCAGTACATTGTACGGATGTGTTTGATAATACTTGCAGGCTTTGGGATTTCCCCAATGAGATAATCAGACTGCACGCGAAATATGGTTTTGAGTACCGCAATAGGATAACCATTTGGAAAGAGCCGTTGAAAGTTAGAATGCGAACAATGGTTCAATCATTGATGCACAAGTTTATTGTAGAGGATTCGACAAAGTGTTTTACTGCTATGCCTGACTATGTTTTGGTATTCACTAAAAAAGGCGAAAACCAAGTGCCAGTGACTCACCCGTTTGGAATTAATCATTATGCAGGTGAAACGCCAATTTTGCCAAACATATTGAACGCATGGAACAACGCAAACAATAGCAATCTAAACGCGGAGCAGCTTTGGCAACATCTGAACAGCATTAACGAAGACGACAAGGTTACAAAGTTGAATCATTACATTTGGCAGCGTTATGCGTCTGCTGTGTGGGATGACATTAGAATTGACAACGTTTTGCCCTTTAGAGATAGCAAAGAGGAAGACGACGAAAAGCACGTCCACCCGCTTCAATTAGATGTAATTGATAGGCTTGTAGAATTGTATTCAAATCCTGACGAAGTTATTTTAACGCCTTTTATGGGTGTAGGTAGCGAAGTATTTAGCCCCGTGTCTATGGGTAGAAAAGCTATAGGCATAGAGTTAAAAGATAGCTATTACAAGCAGGCTATTTTGAATATGAAAGAAGCCGAAAAGAGATTTAGAAAAGTAGAAAAAACAATAGAATTATTCTAATGAAAACAATTAAAGAATGGTTAATGGAGTTGCCTGAGCCAGTAAGAAGTAGGGCGTTGAAGTATGAAAGTGAGCCAATAGATAATTGGAACGAAACTACATACAACATGAATAAGGCGTTGCTTCATGCTTTTAAATGGGTTGCAACTAAAGAAGGCAGCGATTATTGGGGATATGTGGCGTTAGGTCATTACGATAAGGCAGAATCATTGCTCTATCCAGACACCCGCAAACAAAATAGCCGTGAAGCGCACGAAAGCGTGAATAAAGAAAAGGTGCAGCAGATAATCTTAGACACCCTCTTTTCATGCAAAACCCTCAGAGCAGAAGGCATGACCAAAGACGAGATAGCCGACCACAGCAGACTAAAACCTGAGCAAGTACACAAGCGCATGAGTGAGTTAGAAAAAGCGGGCAAGGTAAAGCCAAACGGAAAGAGAAAAGGAAGTTCGGGAAGGAATCAAACCATATGGAAACTAATATGAAACAATCAGAATCAATACTAAACTTAAGCAAGGCATTATTTGACTTTCAAAGTAAGGCGGTAAAGGTAATCAAGAAAGCCGACAACCCTTTCTTTAAATCAAAGTACGCGGATTTACCAAGCATCTTAGATGAAATACACCCGCATTTGATATCGTGCGGCTTGGTGATATCTCAGCTTCCAGACGGTGACGGTTTAACAACTATGCTTATTCACGCCAATAGTGGTGAGTATATTTCAGCTAATTCAACTATGCACCCAACGAAGTCAGACCCGCAATCAATAGGCAGCGCGATAACCTATCACAGACGCTACGCATTATGTTCTATTTTAGGATTAAATGTAGATGAAGACGATGACGGTAACAAGGCAAGCGCACCAACAGAAACGCCTAAGAATGATAAGCCATGGTTAAACAAAGGCACTTCGGAGTTTAACGCAGCGTTAGACCACATAAAAAAAGGCGGTAACATAACCCATATTGAAGCAAAGTTTAAAATGTCAAAGGCAATTAAGGACGAATTAATAGCAGCAAAATGAAAGTAACTAAACCACGCAACTTTGTACACATGACCGATAACGATTGGGCGTTGTACATTCAAAGATTTGAGCCTCAGAACATAGAGGAAGCAAACCAATACTTAGATGATTTGGTTGCCTATTCAAAGACTGGCAACATACCATCAGGAATATCAGCAATGCGAATGAGGCGTTTAAAAGTAGACTTCCCTCAGTTGGATTCTATGAAATGTGTACGCATTGAAGGAAACGACAAGGCAGAGCAGTCACAAATACAAGAGGGATTCTTTGGGAACAAGTTATGAAAGTATTTAGCTGCATTCTTGAACACTACCAACCTCGCGCTGATAAGTCCCTTAAAATAGTGTTCGGCACGGCTGAGGCTTCCCCCGATGACGTTAGCTTCTTACAGCGTCACCTAAAGCGTGTAATGGCGGTAGGAATAAACGAGGACACCCTTAACCAAGACCAGATAAACCTAATTGATTCTGTTAAAATAGACTTCACAGATTCAGGCAAGTCTCCAGCGACAAGGTTACGCGCTGTATTGTACCGCCTTTGGGAAATGGATAACGAGGGTTTTGATAGCTATGATTTGTACTATGTTTCAAAGATGGAAAAGTTGATAGGGCATTTTAAAGACAAGTTGCCGTAATTATTTAGAATGATTCTAAATTATAAAAAGTGCTTGCAGATTTAAAAAATAGTATTACCTTTGCTTCATACTTAACAACGAAACAATGACAAACACAAATTTTCAAATCGGACAAGAAGTTACTTTCAGCAATGCTTTTGGTGTAAACGTAATTACTGAAATAAAAGGTAATACAGCAACAACTTTAGAAAAAAACACTGGAATGACTTACAAAAAAAGATTAAGCAGCCTAAAGGCTTATGTGCAACAAAAAGCATATTGGAGTGAGCAAGAACTTGCTCAACCAATACACAAGCACGGTGATACGGTATTTGCTACATTATCAGGTGATGGCAACGGAAGCAGAATGGTTTGGGATGATGTAAAAAAAGATTGTGTAAGAAAATCAGAGTTGACTAACCTTTAAACCCGACACCTAATTAGGTGTTAAGTTCCACCCGCCTCGCTGCCAAAAGTAGCGGGGTTGCGGTGGTGAAAGACGTTCTTAAAAATAGTCAGGTGGCGCAACATTAACAATAAATACCAATCATGGTTATGTTGTGTGGTGGTACTTCAAAGGTTCGAGTCCTTTCCTGACTACAAATCCGCTAAGCCAGTACGAGCAAGTTCGTACATTGTTTGGTAGTTCCAAACCTACCACGCCCCGTTCAATTCAGTTTGTTCGGGGTTGCGGTGGTAGATGGCAGGAAGAAAGAAAAAGGAGAATATGGCGGTGCTATATAAGCGCGTACCATTACGATTGAAGGCAGAGTTACAGAAGTTAGTAAACGAATATGTAAAAAAGCATGAATAACGAATACGACCTATTAAGACGCGAAGTAGAGGCACTTGATGAAGCTGCTATCTATTTACGCAATCACAACGGCTATCTATTCAGCCGTACACCTTTGGAGTTCCTCGAGGAAATAAAGACGCGGAGTGAACGCATCACGGCAATGGCTAACGAAAAGATAATGGCTATACACGGTGGTGTAATAGAGATGGAGAATATGGCAAAGTTTAGATTTCCTAATTCTTAAATGAACCACCGCGAAAAGTATAAAAGAGCCTTCAACGTCCACGATGATAAAATCTACTGCGAGAGTTGCCAGAGATACGGGGAATTTGACGTTCACCATATCCAAGCACGGGGCATGGGTGGAGACCCTAACGGGAAACGGGATATAATTGAGAACCTTATGGGGTTATGTAGGAAGTGTCACGAATGGCATGGGGATAAGAAGCACATGAGATTTTACCTATACGAAAGCCATAGACAAGCATTAGTAAGTAAAGAGGTCGATTTTGACGAGGAACTAATGGAACAATTAAAACACGGGAAAAGGTTATGAAACAAACAGCAGTACAAAGATTGATAGAACAATTAAAATTTACTCATAAAGAAGCGTATAATGATTTATATGAGGTAATTCAGCAAGAATTAGAAATGGAAAAGCAACAAATGTTTGAATTTTGGAATGGTGGGATTGATTGTACAGAAGAAAGAGGAAAATCATTCGAACAATACTACAAAGAAACCTATGAAGATTGAAGTAATCATCTACACCGAAACCAACGGACACCGCAATAGCTTAGACACTGCGCATACGGATTTAAAAGCAGCAATGAGGGAAATAGAGAAGGCAATCAAAGAGGGGAAGGATATACAAGTAAAGGTAAATGAAAAGAAGCTGGAACGTAAGCCGTAAGCCACAGGAAAACCGCACCTTCGTTAACCCGTGGTATCATACACAGGCATGGCGTAAACTTCGTGCCTCAGTGTTAGCGGATAACCCTTTGTGCGTACATTGCCAAAAGGAAGGAATAACGACATTAGCGAAGGTATGCGACCACATAAAGAACGTAGCCAGTGGAAAGACAGCAGATGAAAGAGAAAGGCTTATGTGGGATATAAATAACTTACAAGGGCTATGCACTCCATGTCATAACAAGAAATCAGCAAAAGAAAAGAGATGAACCACACACTAATGAAGCAATGGGGCGGTAAACGCATCACTAAAAAAGGCAACCCTATCTTCGGTGGCAGGAATATCGATAGGTACGTTTTCTTTGTTAACAACCTACACTTATACTGCAATGTTAATGATTCAGACAGCACCGTCTTCTTTGCCTCTTACAATAGCCGCTTATACTCTTTAGGCTACACAGATAAGGTATTACCGTCTATCAGTATACAGGAGATAGCAGCACGATTAAACGCCACAATAGCGAAATCACTATGACAATACAGGAACAAGTAGCACAACAATTGGCAGAAAGAGTGCGCAATCAAATGATGAAATTCTATTATGGCATAGATGTCAAGGATACCACTATAGAAGTAGAATGTGAAATAATTGAAACAAATTTACTAAATTCGCAAAATATGCAACCATCAGAAATACACCTAAGAAAAGAACTTGCCCAATGTAAAGAAACAAAAGGGGCAGAAGCTAAGAAACGCGCCAAAGAGATTGAGAAACTTTTAGGCATTGATAAGAAGATTGAAAAGGCTACCATTGCCACAGATGAACAACAAGAATGAAATACCTATTTACAATCATAATGCTATGGGCGGCAAGTGTAAAGGCTAACGATAGCACAGCAGCCATTCACCTAACCAAGGCAAAGAACAACGCCTTAGGCTCAACTGCATTAACTGCATTGGGAGTGGTAACTACCTATTACGGTATAACATCACAAGACAAGCAATCCACCGCAATAGGGTACGGCATGATAATAGGCGGCTCAATACTCGGAACACTGGCGGTGTATCATTATACAGTGTCCAACATAATGTACACGGTAAGTGCAAGTGAGTTTAAGGTAGCAATACGATTCTAATTTACAATTGTAAAGTGATTGCAGCAATGATTTTTGGGCAAATTGACGGGGGAAGCCGTAAACCGTTGATATACAAGGGGTACGTTTAACCGCATTGGCTTTCAAATTTATGCACAGCCAATTTTAAAGTCATTCTGTTACAAGTGTAAAGTAAAAAACCGAAAATGACAAAGCCTACAAAGCTAAAAATAATACAAGGGACGGCTCGAAAAGGTCGTTTATTGCCTGATGAATTTGAACCTGAGGCGGTCAACACTTTGGATTCCCGTTTGATTGAACATGAGTATGAAAAACAGGAATTTGAACTTATCACAAGTGAACTTGCGAAGGTCGGGATATTGGCAACTATTGACGTTAGCTTGATTGAAGCGTATTGTATCGAAGCGGCAAAGTATCGGGTGGCAATTGAGATGCTGCGAAAAGAAGGCGTGATATTAGTAGGGCGAATGGGTAACTATATCAACCCTTGGCACATGGTGTCTGAAAGGTCATTCGATAGGATGTTCAAAATAGGTCAATCCCTTGGACTTACCCCAACGGCACGGACAAAGATTTCAACTAAGCCACAGGCAAAGAAAAAATTAAACAGTCTTCTTGATGGAACAGGCTCTTAATTACGTAAAAGGGGTTATATCGGGCAAGATTGACGCGTGCATATACGTCAAACAAGCCGCGCAAAGGTTTCTAAATGACGTAAAAGGCACTGAATTTGTCTATAATGAGAAGGCTGCGGTGCGTGCATTAAGGTTTGTGGAGTTGCAAAAGCATTCAAAAGGCGAATGGAAAGGTAGAAGATTAATATTAGAAGACTGGCAACGGTTCATAATTGCCAACTTGTTCGGGATATATCGAAAGGACGGGCGCAAAAAATACACCCGTGCATACCTTGAAATGCCAAAGAAACAAGGCAAAAGCCCGTTAGCTGCTGCGATTGGTAATTATATGTTACTTGATGAGGCGGACGGTTCACCCGAAATTTACTCAGCCGCTACCAAGTTAGAACAAGCTGCGATAGTATGGCAATACGCTGCGGATATGTTCAAAGACTTCAAAGACGAAGCGGACATAGATATTTCTATTTCTTCCTCGTTTAACAACAAGCGAATAGTGTATAATGGCGGGGTATTCCGACCCATTGCTTACGATGAGAGGGACAAAAACGATGGTTTATCTGTTAGTTGTGCTATAATTGACGAGTATCACGCGCACCCATCGGACAGAATTTACAATGTATTAGCGGACGGTATGGCTGCAAGGCGTTCACCTTTACTTTTAGCTATCACAACAGCGGGGCATAATCGTGATTCAGCCTGTTATAAACACCGCGAATACTGCGAAAAAGTGTTGTCAGGTGTACTGAAAGATGATGACTTATTTGCTTTAATCTATACAATTGATGAAGGGGACGCATGGGATGATGAAAAAACACACCGAAAAGCTAACCCAAATTACGGTGTATCGGTGAAACCAGATTACATAAAAAGCAAAATAGCCGAAGCAAGGGAATCAGGAGTGAAAAAGGATTCGTTCATGATTAAGCACTTAAACGTGTGGACGGATAGTTACCAAACATGGATAAGTTCAACGGACATCGAAAGAGTGAACAGAGGCTTTGAACCAACGAAAGGGGATTCATGTTATGTTGGATTGGACTTGGCTTCGAGTGGTGACTTTACCGCTTTAGCTTTGAACTTCTTAAAAGAAGGTGTGCATAGGATTAAGTTTTACTACTATCTACCCGAGGAAAAGGTTCGGCAATGGTCGGGCGGTATCGGGGAACAGATTAGAGACTGGGTAAGACAGGGATTTATTACCATGACGCAAGGCAAAACCACCGATTACGAGTATATCGAAAGGGATTTATTGAAGATTTCAGAGGACTTTAATATAAATTCCGTAGGCTTTGACCCATATAACGCTAAACAATTTGCCGCAAAAATGGAAGTTCACGGGCTAAATATGCGGGATTTCGGGCAGAATATTACCAATATTTCCCACCCTACGAAGATGACGGAGGAACTAATTTTGTCGGACAAGGTAATAATGGACGGCAACCCCGTTACATCCTGGATGTTTTCCAATGTGGTAATTTATACGGATGCCAATTTGAATATCAAAGTAATCAAGAGCAAAGACCCCAATAAGAAAGTGGATGGAGTGGTGGCAATGATTATGTCCATAGGCGAGGGTATAGATGAAAATAATAAAGTAGAAGATTGGTTTTGGAATCCAGTATCATTATGACGGATAGCGAAATAAGAAAACTAATAGTACCCCGCGAATTTGTCGCGGCATGGTTTCGGGAGTTGCCCAAACATAAAACCTATGAAGCAGCCTATGAGGCTATTGAGGATATTTACGAAGATTACTTTGGTAGGCGTAGATATTCATGCTATGATTCATTTAGGGTTATAAAAGACCGAATCCACAAGGCAAAATAATTTTGCAATATCAAAAGTTTACACTATACTTGCAGTCCTCCATTTGACGGAATTGAACGCAAAGAAGCTACCCGAAACGGTGGCTTTTTTGTTTTGTATCATAATCGGGACAAAGTCGGGACAATGTCCCTATCTTTACAAGTGTAAATTTAAAACAATGTTTCACTAATAATTTTACAGATGTAATAAAATTTGCAATCGTGCGAATAGTTGAGCAGTATCAACTGCAAAAGGCAGGTAAACGGGTTAACGATATGTACGGAGTTAGTCTTCGTTCAAGTCTTTCTAACCCTCAGCAATGGCTATACGAAGCACTTGGAATTGAAACCGTGGGCGGTACTACGGTCAACGAAAAAACCGCAATGAGCCTTTCACCTGTTCACGCTTGTGTAAGGGTAATCTCGGAGGGTTTGGCAACTATGCCTCTTAAACTTTATGTAGAGGATGGCAGAAATAAAACCATAGACAAAGAAAGCCCCGCTGCAAGATTGATTAATGAGCCTAACCCCTACGACACGGGTGTAGGATTTCGCAAGTACATGGCAGCGGTTGCGGTTTTACAAGGCAATTCATACGCCTATATTTTTAGAGATGGCGCAGGCAATCCTATTAATTTACTCCCTTTACAAAATTGTGAGGTTACTCCAGTGTTGGGTACTGAGGGCGGTTTATACTATCAGGTCGCAACAGGTGACCCAATTTATAGAAATGTTCCTGCGGTAGTAAGTGCCTACGATATGATACACTTTAAAGGATTGTGCATAACATCACAGTTTGAAGGTATCAGCCCGATAAGATACCACGCGCAAATGTTAGGCACTGACCTTGCAGCGTGGAAAGCCATGTCAAATACTTTCAAAACAGGTACAAAAAAGTACATGGTTGCAAGTGACAAGCCTTGGGGCACTGAACAAATGAAGGCAACGCAAAAGTCAATGGAACAAGTGTTGAATAATGATTCACTTGTTATGGCTGTTCCATCGGGGGTAAGTGCGCACACAATATCAATGACACCCGAAGAAGCGGGTTATTTACAAGCCATTAACGCAACGGCAAAAGATATAGCGCGAATGTTTGGCGTACCTGCTTCTATGATTGGTGCGGATGACGGGGGCAATAAATCATCTGTGGAACAGGATGCTTTGAACTTCTTAAATCAAACTTTACACCCGTGGGCGGTGTCTATTGAGGCAGAGTTGAAAAAGAAACTTATCCCTGAACGCGACAAGCCTACGAAATTCTACAAACATAATTTCAATTCACTATTAAGGGCGGACGCAAACGCACGTTCTGAATTTTACAGCCGTATGCACGCAATAGGAGCAATGTCGGCAAATGAAATCAGAATGACCGAGGACATGAATACTTACGAAAGTGGAGATACTCACTATGCAAATGTAAACCTTGTTCCAACGGAATTAATGCCCGATTGGATTCAGGCAAAGATTGACAGCATGGACGCAACCCAAGAACAAACTAACAACCCAACAGGAAACAATTAATGGAAAAAAGAATATTAACGCTTGAAACAGAGGTAAGAACAGCGGGCGAAAACGAGCCTTCTGAGATTATCGGGCGTGGTGCTGTGGTAGGTGTTACCACTGACTTAGGTTATATCGAGGAAGAGATAGCCCCTGACGCATTCCGTGAAGCGGATTTGTCGGACGTGTTGGTTGCCTTCAACCATGACCTAAACATAATCTTAGGACGTACAACAGCGGCAACTGCTGAAATAGACATTGACAGCGAAGGCAATTTAAACTACCGCGCTACAAAAATAGACTACGAAAACCCGTCTGTTAAAAGTGCTGCAAGGTACATTGAAAGAGGTGAGGTAAGTAAGTCTTCTTTTATGTTTACGATTGACGATTACACATGGGAAGATTCTGAAAAGTACGGAAAGCGTATGAAAAGACTTATTACAAGAGTGGGCAAGGTTTACGAAGCTGGACCTGTAACTATTCCTGCATACGAAGACACAAGCGCAAACAGCCGTTCACAGATTCTTGAAGCCCGTTCAAAATGGATTGAGGCAAATGAACCCGACAATGGCGAGGAATTCCGCGCAGAATACACAAAGAAATTTTACGAAACAATCATAAAATGAATACACAACTAAAACTAAAAGAAACCCGCGAAAGCCTTTCTGCCAAAGAAACTGAATATCGCGGTCTGTTAGGCGGTGAAATGAACGCTGAAACCCGTGCTAAATTGGACGGCATCCTCGCAGAGATTGAAACTTTGAAAGAAGACGAAAAGCGTTTTAACGCTGCTGTAGAAATGGAAGCCCGTGCGGCTAAGGCTGTAGGCGGTGCATCAAGTTCAAGCAGCGAGCAGAAAGAAGTGGCTAAAAACTTCTCTTTCAAACGTGCTATTGATATGGCTCGCAGCGGTAAAATCGAAGGATTCGAAGGTGAAATGCACCAAGAAGCAGAAAAAGAATACCGCGCAAGTGGTATCGCTGTGCAAGGTGTAGGTATCCCTACTATGGTTTTGAAGCGTGACATGACTGCCACAGGTTCCTCAGGAGCAGAAGGCGGATATGCTATTCAAACAAACGTAGGCGGTCTTATCACTGCGCTTTCACCAAAATTGGTTTTGGCAGGTTTGGGTGTTAGCATTTTTGACAACTTGGTAGGTAACCTTGATTTGCCATCATTTGGTACTGAGCCAACCGCTGCTTGGGAAACTGAAACAGGTGCTGCCGATGAAGTAAGCCCTGCTGCTACAAAAATCAGCTATACCCCTAACAGATTGGCTGCGTTTGTTGACGTATCAAAACAATTGATGATGCAATCAAGCCCATCAATCGAAGCATATTTGCGCGACTTCTTACTTCGTGCTGTAGCTTCTAAGTTGCAAGCTGCTGCCTTGCACGGTAACGGTGGCAATATTGACGGTATCGCAGGTACTGCGGGTATCGGTTCAGTAGTTGGTGGTACTAACGGTGCTGCTCCTTTGTGGGATGATATCACAAACTTGTACAAGCAAATTGCTATCGACAACGCTGATATTGGAAACTTGGCATATTGCACAAACCCACAAGTGATAGACAAATTGCAAAACACTCCTAAGCAGTCAAGCGGTGTTGAAGGTAACTTCATCATGAACCAACCTAACTTGCTTAACGGGTTTAACGCTGCTGTAACTACAAGCGTATCAAGCACCTTGGTAAAAGGTACTTCAGGTAGCGTTTGTTCTGCTATCTTCTTCGGTAACTGGGCTGACCTTGGTTTGGCTTCTTGGGGTGGTATGGACATCCTTGTGAACCCTTACACCAAAGGCAAAGATGGTATCACTGAAGTAATTTTGAACACTTACCTTGATGCAAACGTACACCGTCCTACTAGCTTCGCGGCTATGTTGGATGCGTTGACCTAATAGGTTTTTACTCCCTCTTGCCCCGCTGCCGTCGATGGCGCGGGGTTTTGGGGTGAGATGAAAATCAAATTTATAAAGTCACCCGCTAAATTTGGACTTGCCTATTTCCAAGGCGATGAAGCTGAGTTTGAAGAAAAGCAAGCAAAAAGCCTCATTGAAGCCAAGTTTGCGGTTGAAGTAGAGCAGCCGAAAGCCAAGAAGAAAGCCGAATGAAAAACGTAGTTACTCGCAGTTATCAAAGTACTGCATACATCACAGTATCTGACCTAAAAAAACACTTAAGAATAGTCAGCAACGAAGATGATATGTATATAGCGCGTCTTTTGGATGCGTGTTTTGAATACGCGAGTAACTTCGTTGGCTTTGAGATTCGCAAGTCTACGGTGGATTATTTCTTTGAAGACACCACGGATGGTAAATTTCACATCCCTGCACGGGTTTTATCTTTGACCTCGGTTAAATATCGGGACACAAACGGGGACTTGCAGACAATGGCAAGCACTGACTATGACGAAGTATTAACTATTTCCGCTAATTACGGGTATGATGTGGCGTTGATTAACTCCGCACCTACTCTTTACGATTACGGATGGAGATATAAAATTACCGTTGTAGAAGGCTTTGGAATATCAAGCGATACAATAGATGTTTCAAAGATGTTTCCAGAGGATTTAAGGCACGCCATTTATTTATTTGCGGAGCATTTGTACACTCAAAGAGGTTCACAAGCGGTTGGGGTTAATGTCGCGCCTTTGGATTGGAATCACGAACACTTACTTTACAAGTACGCAATTAGAGAATTTGTATGAACAGCGGTTTAATGGATTCTTTAATTCAAGTGCAAACGCCAACTTATACGAATAGTGCGTATGGGGTAGCGGTTAAACCTTCTGGGTATTCAACCGTTAAAAATATATGGGCGAGGATTCAATATAACGGGGGCAGCGAAGCGATGGCAGCGGATAAAAGAGAATATCGTGAAACAGCTTCCGTATCGGTACATTATATTGACGGCAATACCATAGGGGTAGCGGATGTTTTATACTTCGATTCTAAGCGTTGGAACATTAAAGGCATCCAACATATCGGAAGAAGGCAATACATTAAAATGGAGGTTGAAAATGTCAGCTAAAGTAAAGGGTATTGGGGACGTTGTAAAGGCGTTTAACAAGATGAAAGAGTTGGAGGTAAAAGATGTATTAAGAAACGCTGGGCAAGGCATAATAAACGCGGCACGGGCGAATTGTAAAAATCACTATGTTAAACCTCAAATTGATTTCATCACAAAGAATGAAGACAAATATCCGAACACTGTTCTTTTGGGTATTAAAAGCGGTAATAAAAACGGTAGCAACACTCTTACAGTACCCGCGATGGCGGTAATTGAAGAGTTTGGGACAGCGGTAAGGGTACGCAAAGACGGGAGTAATACGGGCTATGTGGCGGCACGTCCTTTCATGCGTCCTGCGGTGGACTCAAATAGAGAAAGAGTTACCAAGATAATCAAAGAGGGCATAACCGATAAAATCGAAAAACAAGCAAAAACTAATAAATTATAAATCATGGCAGAAACAGCAGGTGCAATAAACGGCACACTAATCAAATTGTACAAGGACGTTTCAGGCGCTTTGAAGCCTATTGCTAACCTTGTGTCAGACGATTTCAACATTGATAAAACAATGATTGAAGTAACTTCAAAAAGTTCAGGCGCGGGTAGTGAATTTATCACAGGTCGCTATACTTGGAGTTGCAGCGCGGAAAGTATCACAGAGTACGACACTTCTGTAGGCTCAGGCGAAATGTCCCTTCAGGATATTTTGACCGACTTAATCGCGGGTACTTCGTGGAGTGTAGTAATTGGAACAGGCACTACAGGTGACTTGAAACTAAGCGGAACGGCTTACATTTCAAACGTATCAGGTTCAAACCCTGACAACGATAAGTCAACATTTACTTGTGATTTCCAAGGTACAGGTGTTCTTACTGTAGGTACATTTGCATAATGAATCACCCGATTAAATTTGACTGGCTCGCGATTGAAAAAATCAGCGAAGCGCAAAGCCATTTAAGCCTTGATGCCACGGCAAACCAATTCAATACTCTATTGACAAGTTTGAAGTTTGCCCGTACCGTTTTATTCCACGGAGTAGAAGGCGGGTATCGTGAACAAGGTACTGAATGTCCTTTCAAGTCAAGTGAGGACGTAGCAAAAGAGATTAAAAAGTTCTCAGATGTTACTCCTGTATTGGAACAGTACACCAAAGCGGTGCAAGATTTCTACGCACCTGTTGAGGAATCAGACGATAAAAAAAAAGCGCAGAACCCCTAACATTTAAAAAGATAAGGGCAATGTGTTACGGATATGGATTGAGGGAAAACGAAATGAATATTTCAACCCCTCAATTCATATCTTTGTTCTTGCAAGGTAATTCGATGCGTGAAGCTGAAAGTATTAAAGCAGGATGGGAACAAGCGCGTTTAATTGCTACAGCAATGAGCAAGGACGCAAACAAAATTAAGTTTTCGTGGGAAAGAAAACGGGCAAAAGTCAAAATTGATGAATCTGTATGGGATAAGTTCACTTTTGAGGAAGGCAGACCATTACTCCCAAGCGATTTAGCAAAATTAAAAATTGGAAGCAGGTAAGGCAATATATTCTATTCTAAGCGGTGACAGTAACGTGACCGCAATAACCCCGCGCATTTATGGAAACGAAGCGCGACAGGGGATTATTTTGCCTTGTGTAGTGTATTCGATTATAAGCGACACCCCGCACAATTCTAAGTCAGGTTATAGGGCGGTAACTTCAAGAGTTCAATGCTCATGCTATGCGGAAAAATACGAAGACGCGCAAGCACTGGCAATCGTGGTGAAAAACTCTTTAGCGGATAAGGCAATGGGTAATTATGGCGGTGTGACGGTTCAAAACATTAAATGGGATAGTTCGCAAGATTTTACGGACGATGCGGGGCAAGATGGAATATTTCATGTAGCGGTTGATTTTATGGTATACTATGGCTAAGAAGAATCAGTTAAACGTAAGTATAGGCGTAGACTCAAAAGGCTACGAAAAGTCATGGGATGATATAATTAAAATCACCCAAGAAAGCGGCAACGACTTAGAGAAAGAAGCCGCGAAAATGGCGTTAGCCGTTTCCAAAAAGATTGAGAAAATGTCCCCTAAATCACAGGCGCGTCAGTTGGAAACACTGACTACCAAGATGATTGAGATGGGGATGGAAGGTACACAAGCCTTCAATATGGTTACTAAGTCAGCGGCGGGTTTAAAAGCTACCATTGACGATGCAAAGGGCATGATTGATGCCATGCGTCCAGATGCACCATTTAACGC